CCACCGTAAGGTGGGACCTGACTCGAGTCGTAGCAATGTGCTATCCCCCTCGTAGTGAGTCATTAGGCATATGGCTGTAGCACGAACTCGTATCCGGAGTTATGGTTCCCATACAGGATATATTGTTCATATATCCTCTGGGACCTCAACTCCTTCCACGATTTCACCGCTGCAGAGAGATCGGTGTGACGATTCCCAATATAATGGTGGGTTTACGTTTCCACTCGATATCATCCACAGAGGTTTCAGGCGCGTAGGAGTAGTAAGTGGCCAGGAAATGTATCCTGTCTACTTACTGTCTGATTATCCAATGGATAATCAGGCTCTCTCCGACGATCACCTGGTGGGTCCACCTCTGCCTTCAACCACGGCTGTAATGACGACCACAATGGCTCGGACCAACCCCTCCAGACCGGAGGTGTCTGTACCGAACTTTCTGGTCGAACTCAAGGATATCCCTGAGATGTTACACTTAAAAGGAGTACGCCACTCGAAGTCGCGTCCCCGCAGTTCTGCGGTAGACTACAATTTCGGATGGGAGCTCCTGATAAGAGACCTTGCCAAGCTGCTTGACTTTACCAGTCAAGTAGACAAGAGAGTGAAGGAATTGAAACGCCTTTACTCTAGTGGCGGTCTGTCGCGGAAATGGACGGTTTACGATGAAACCGTCAGCGTATCCACGCCCACAACCTTCCAAAGCTTCGTCGCCCACGTAAGTGGAGAAATGAGGAAAACTTCGCATGTCAAGTGCTGGGGAGCCTGTAAATGGCTCCCTCAGAATCCTGACATGCCCTCAGCGGAGGAGCTAGTGGCATTGGCACGGAGAACCGTGCATGGTTGGGACTTCTCTTCTGGTGGACTCGCGTCCACCATTTGGGAAGCTATCCCGTGGTCCTGGCTCAGCGATTACTTCCTGAATCTCGGTGACTATCTAAATAGTACCCGTAATTCAGTCGGTGCCACCGCTGTGTCAGGTTGCGTTATGGTCCATGCTAGGACAGAGGAAATCGGTTCGATCTCCTCCATCACGGCTGGATTCAGCGCAAACGCTCCAGAATACGTATACGAGACAAAATCTCGGGTACTTAGTCTGGCTGGACTCACTGCATCCCTGCCCTTCTTATCAGAAAGGCAAATGGTGACTTTGTCTTCCATTGCCTTGAGTCTAGGATAGACGCAGTGGCAATGGACCCGGCAACGGGACCAGACAAAGGAAACTATCATGGCCTTCGGTGCAACTCTCACCCTGACGGTTAACTCCGTCGCTAAGGTGCTGAATCGCATTAATCAAGACAACTTCGGGAGCGAATACTACTTGCGCGCTTCCACCGAGGAGTACCGGATGAAAATCCGGCACTCCAAGGAGTCGCCGCAGGTCGATGGGCGGTACTTCGATCGTCATAACGTCGAAGTTACGCACACCGTCTTCGCCTCGGGCGGAAATCCCGCCGTCACAAAAGTCTTTACGACGAACAATCGTGTTCTGTCGACTGACGATGTGACGAATGCGGGGTACCTTAACGCTGCTGTTCTGGCTTACTTGGCCAGCGGCACCGTTCAGGCGGATTTGCTGACGTGGCAGTCCTAAGGGCTGTCACGCTCGGCTTCTCCATTTTCGCCTCAGTCTGGGTGTGTGAGTTGATATTCACACTCCCTTACTGTGTTGTCTGAAGGCCCAGGAGTCGTTAAACACTGAGGAGTGTCCAATGACTAAAAGCCTGTCAGATAGTTTCATCGGCTTCTACCGCAGTCTCTTAGAAGATGCTGCGGTATACTACCCAACTCTCCGTCGGGATTTTGAGAGGGATTTACTCCGTCTCGAGACCCTAAGCTCGGTGAGTGGCATCAAGGTCTTTACCGTGATGCTACCCGCTCTGGGAAAGGCGCTCGATGCGTCTTTCCAGAGTGGCATTCTTGCTTTCAATGGCCTTCCTCTCTCGAGGAGTGTCAATGGAAGGACCCTGATCCCCAGACTATTCCGGGGTTTCTGGTCAATGATCGCCGAGTCTAACGGATGTCTGAAGCACGACATCGACCCCAACGTTATACAATTCCTCCGTACACTTCTGTACGGTGTGAAGAAGTATAAAATTGAGGCTCCGAAAAGTGCAACATATGCTGCATTTAAGGAGTTCTACGATGTCGACCAGGCTCTCCCTCCGCCGTCCTCTTTCTGGGACGGTGATGGGTCGGATCTTCCTGAGCACGATAGCAGGTCTTTACTTGACCTTCTTCCTGTTCATTCAGGTCTGTTTTCCACCGAACGATTCGATGGAGATAGTGCCCGGTTGCTTTCTGTCTGCCAATCCGTGGCGGACAGACTTTCTAGCCTGCTTGGGGAATACTTCCCCGCCCAGTCTAGATTCAGGCATGGACCTGGAGCTGTATCGGATATTCAGCGAGGGAAAGGGTTTAAGTACTCCTTTCCTTCCTGGTCTCCGAGACTGCAGTGGGTCTTCCCTTATGACTTGTTCGCAGTTGCGAACCCGTCGTTGGGTTCTGGACTCGATGGGTTACCTCCATTGGGATCTCATTACGAGTATTCCAGTGGACTTATCGCCGTCATCAAAGATCAGCGTGGACCTCGGCTTATAGCCAAGGAGCCCACTGCCCATCAATGGTGCCAGCAGTCTGTGCTAGCTTCTATCACAGACGCCATCAGGCGCTCGCCTATCGCAGGTTCTATCGATTTTCATCGGCAGGATCTGTCGGCTCAGCTTGCGCTCACTGCATCTAGTACAGGCTCTCATGCGACGATAGATTTATCGTCTGCATCAGATCGTCTGTCATGCTACATTGTCGAGCGAATGTTCCGATCAAATCGGAGCTATCTCTCGGCATTTGTTGCATGTCGGACTAGATTCCTGCACCAGACCAAGGACAAGAAGTCTCCGAAGCTGTATAAGCTAAGGAAGTTCGCGTCCATGGGATCGGCTCTTACTTTTCCGGTTCAATCACTTACCTTTCTGATGATCTGCCTTGCCGCCGGTTTGGAGGCAGAGCAGCTCCCAGTCTGGAAAGTGAAAGAACTGTACAAGCAGGTCCGGATATACGGAGACGATCTCATTGTCCCCGTATCTTGGGTACCGATCGTAGAGAAGCTGATAAAGCTTCTTATGCTGAAGATTAATCCATCCAAGACTTTCACTAAAGGAAACTTTAGGGAAAGTTGCGGTATGGATGCCTATGCGGGACATTGCGTCTCGCCTGGGCAAATCCGTCAGTTCTACGATGAAGCCAAGCCCGGTACTCTCCAAGGTGTGGTCGAGTCGTCCAACAATCTCTACAAAGTAGGATTGTGGCGAACCGCTGCATACCTTGTCTCACCATTGGCTAAGTGGATCAAAGATTTGATCCCCTCAGTCGGTTTTGAGTCCGGGACCTTCGGTCTCCAATCTTCGATGGGTTTTCAAACCAATGCAAAGGTGCGTTGGAATAAAGATCTTCATCGATGGGAGTATGCCTCCATGAAATTCGTTTCACGGAGTTCCCATACGCAGAGATTCGAAGGCGCTGCGAACCTTCTTCAGTACTTTACTGAGGACCCGTCTCACACTCCGCTTAAGGAGTGGAAGTCGGGTGAGTTTGCAGTGCCCCTTGACGTTGCCGTCAAGGGGTGGGTTCCTGTCTAAGTCGACAGGGGGGAAGTCCTCTCCTTAACCAGAGAGAATCTTT